ATTAATGTTGGTCGGATGACGACACAAGGCTTAAATGACGCAGTGCTTTTCAATAAATATATCCGGTTAGATGAAAAGGCATGTTTGCTTGATGACAGCAAGAAAACACCGCTAGAAGCTGTGCTTAATGCCAAAAGAAAAATACAGGCACTAATGGTAATGCCTGTTTCAACAGAGGTAGCAGCATGAAACGTATCTCTGTTCCTATTGAAGAAATGATTAGTGCGCTCCAAGATTTCGGTGTTAGTGATGAGCGAGCTAATGATATTGCTGCATTATTTGAAGTTGTTGATGCCGGTGATTATGACGCATTGGTTATGCCTGCTTTGGCATTTAATCACTCTCAGCTTCCCCGCAAAACAGTATTAATTACTTTATCTTCATTTTGGGTATGCGTTGTTGGTAATACCAATTCCTTTTCTGAACAAGAACTACAAGCACTTGATGCGCTGCGTTCGCTGTACTTTGTTGCGGTCAATCTGGGTTATCAAGGTGTAGCTGATTGTATTGCACAGTATTGGGAACGCACACATCCCTTGCATTTTTCTAAGTCAGTGGAGTTATGGCGATGATGTATTTTGCAATTGCACTTTGTCCTAGTGGCAGCATGCGTGAGCATCCTAAAACGCACGAACTTCGCACTGTTGAAGTAGGTGAATGTGAAACTAAGCAAGATGCTATTGATAACGCTTGTCTGCAGCTCAATTGCCGTCAGTTGTTTCGTGGTGTTATCGGTCGGCCAAAAGGCCAGGGCGGTTATCTTGTATTAAATGCGCATGAGTATGCGGAAGTATGAATAAAGGATATTTCGATGAGCAAAGCAGAAGATTTTAAAAAATGGTGTGCCGAGCGAATGGGCCATTCTCCACAAATTAAACTAGCACTTGAAGCCATTATTGAACTGGAAGAATCAATTAGTGATTCAAATTCTAGTGCTTTTGGTGACGGTTGGTATGACGGTTTTCTAAAGGCGCAAAAACTTGATGAAGATAAAGACTGTTATTTAGAAGATATCAAAGAAGATGAAGTTCGCGATATGTCTGAATATGCAGAGTCAAAGCACGCTGAACTAAAAGCTAAAACAGCTTAACTTTAAGATGGGAAACCTTACCATGATTGTTAGACATGAAATTAACGAACAAGAAATGATTGATATTTTTGACCAATTTGCAGCTTCAATTATTGATGGTTATCCATGTGAAGAACTCACTGAGTACTTGCATGAAGCAGTGCGAGAGCTATCTGTTGACCAAACTGCAATTATGCCAAGAAGTGACTTTACGTACATTGTCGAAGACTTTATTGACTGCTTCACTTTTGATGATGAAAACGGCGGTTACATCTTTGCATTTGAAGATATGTATTTTCATGGCAATACCAAAGTTATAAAAGAGAAATCGGTGACGACGAGTCGTAGTGAAGCTTACCGTGATCTTTGGGACATGGTGTATCGAGTGGCCAGAACTGAAAAATATAACAAAGGTGAAAATGCACTTCATCTCGTTAATTTAATCCTTAGAGCAACGCGTAAATCTATTAATGAAAGTGCTGTAAATATTGACGATGTAATTTTAATGATAGAGAAGACAGTTGATATATCCCTGCAGGATAAAAAGTTTCGAACACTGTCAGAGCTGCGTCGTTTTGAATTAGAGCAAGATGCTAAAAGGCTAGCTAAAGAGACTGAAATGGTTGCAGCATTCGAAGAACTCCTACTTAAATCAAAAAGTGCAACATCACCACTGCAAACGTGGACGTTATTTTACCGTGCTCAACGTGTGGGTAAATCATGGAGGCATCACGGTTACTGGTTGATTAATTCTGATCGTAACTTAGTCGGTCAAGCTTACATATCAGAAATGAAAAAATGTGTGATGGATATTTTTTATCAAAGATGGGTGATCAGTAAAATAGGAACACGCTTATGTCAATTGAAATTAAAATCAACTAATCCTCTTGTTCCTTACACTGGGAATGTAGCAGATCTAATTGATGATGATCTACCGTTCTGATGGCTTACGTGGATAAATCCCAGTCATTATCTGGCCGTAACACCATTATTGAAATGATTGAAAGCGCGGAGGACTGCACCAGTAAGCCAGTCAGAATGCCCGCGCTAGGCAAAGAATTCCCACAACCCGAAATGTCGCTAATCGAAAATGCAATGTTTCAGGTTAACCCCGATCTCGAAGACCATCAATGGCGCAAGCAGTTCTTTGGTGATATGCCGCATTACCTTAGCCGCTACTTTGCCGAACGATATATTAAAGCCTTTAAACGTAATGGCCGTCAATACGCCAATAAGTACTTAAGAAAAACCGTGGGCGCTAAGATTAACCCTCGTTTAAAAAAAGTATTAGGGCAGTATAACCAGCAGGTTAAATATCGTGATTCTTATACTCTCTGTAATGATTTGTTCCGTGAAAAACTGCTAGCAGAAATGGATAAAAGCGAACTAAAAGTATTAGCGCAACAGTACGCTGATTTCTTTGCCGTGCAACTCGATAACCAAGCTGCAGAGCAGGATGGATCCCAAGGCTACGATCAGTCTATTATCCAGGTCTTTTGTGGTCTACGTGAAATTAGCCGTAAGTTTGGTTATACACCATCCTATGATAAACCCGAATCTGATTTAACAGCTGCAGAAGCAGAGTGTGGCATTTTACGCTTAACCTGCAATCGTGCCTGGGAAAGTAAACTAAAAGCCAAGCGTTCGATAATGCGCGAGCACCTAGCAATAGCTGTAGGCCAAGTACAAAAGTCTGCAAGCCCGTACTGTTCCCGTGACTGTCTGCACGAATGGAAGAACCAAAAACAACGTAACCGTGATTTCATCAAAGGCATGTCGGTCTTTGATGAAGACATGGACGAAGAGATAGCACTTGCCGAAATGTTCTATAAATCCACTGGTAATCCAGCCATTCGCCGTTGCGAGCTTATGGTTCGGATGCGTGGTTACGAGAATATTGCCCAAGCTATGGGTTGCGAAGGGCTGTTCCTTACCTTAACCGCACCATCCAAATATCACCACACCCGAAAAAGGGGCGGCTTTATCGATCACTGGATGGGTAACAGTCCCCGTGATGCACAGCGTTATTTATGTAGCGTTTGGGCTAAAATCCGCGCTCAGTTCAAGCGTGATGATATTTCAGTATTTGGTATCAGAGTTGTCGAACCACATCACGACGGTACACCACATTGGCATTTACTGTTGTTCATGCAGCCCCATGATGTAAAACGGGCGAGTGAGGTATTCACGCATTACGCAGTACAAGAAGATTTTAAAGAACTGTTCCCGTCAATAAACAAGAAAGAAATAGCAGTAGGGCCACCGAACTTACGGACTCGATGCGAGATTGTTGCTATCGATTCTGAACTGGGCTCTGCAACCGGCTACATTGCTAAATACATTAGTAAGAACATTGATGGTTATGCCATGGATGATGAAAAAGATGACGAGACAGGGCGCGACCAAAAAGAAATGTCGGCAAATGTTACTGCCTGGGCAAGTCGTTGGCGCATTCGTCAGTTTCAAGCGATTGGTGGGGCTCCGGTTACCACGTATCGAGAATTACGCCGTTATGCTAACAACGACGTAAACACATTCAAAAGTTACGTTGCCTTGCTGAATGGAAAACAACAATACAACTTGTTTACCGAGTTATTCCCAGACCAAAACCCTTATCTTATGGGTCCTAAATTAGACTTTCAGGGGCCACGTTTAAACTATGCTGCAATGAACTCGTTACAGCGTTGGGATGTGCTTACTGGCAAATACAAAGCAGAATTAAAAACAGACATCGATAACGCATCCACAGCAATGAAGTGTGCTGATAAAGGCGACTTTGCAGGGTATGTCATGGCGCAAGGTGGCCCATTCGTGAAGCGTAAAAACCTGCTCATCCGTAATGATTATGACGGCACCGAGATGGGCAATGAATACGGTGAATACGTAAGTAAGATCCAAGGCTTTAAAGTTACCGATGAAACACCGGTTAAGACTCGACTTCGCAACTGGGTGATCCAGCGCAAGTCTCAAGCATTGCTCGACAGTGAAGCGAGCACCAGTAGCACCGCAGGTGCTGAGGGTTTAATGAGTCCCGAAGGGGCTTCTCGGAGTTCTGTCACTAACTGTACGCCCTCCAGACGCGACAGGTTAAATACTGGAATTAAAGCACTTTTGAAAAGGCGCGGTATTCATTTAGATGATCACCTGGTCAATGTAATGCAGCAAGGTGCCAAAATCAGAGTTGATAAAGACCACATCGTGAAATTGAGGCAGGGCTATTACGCCGAGAATCAATATTACCCGCCCGAACTGGTCGATGTAAAACCCGAAGAACCCAATATTTGGGATGGTTGGAACAGTCCTGAAACTGAAATTAAAGATACATCCGATTACATACCTGGTTGGGAAGACTGGGAAAGCTGGGATTGGGGGTGATAATTTAATCTAGAGTTGACAGCATGCCATTAAAACAAAACCCTCAATTCTAATGTAGAGCGCATTTTCTTGTTTATACTTTTATTTTTTGGACTGTATCAATTGTTATTTTTTTAATCATTTGTAATAACAGATTAATTTTATGATTTTGATAGTAATTCATTAGAATAAAATTAGTTTTATACAAAATTCTGTGTAATACATTGTTATGATTTAATACTTGGTGTTGATTCCATTGCTTACACTTACTTACTTATAAAATGTTTGAATACTGGAACTTATTTTTAGTTAAATAATCAGAATCGTTACTTAAGCTCGGTATTATTTATTTCCCGAGCTCCCGAGGTATCTTTAGAGGAAAGGCTATGCGTTATTATACCCCTTTGTATTTAATTTCTCTTTTATGTAATGCTCCAGCAGTAATGGCTGGAGCTGAAACTACAGTAGTGTTAGATGGTAATAAAGCGATCTATGAAGGAGATATTGGAGAGGAAGCTAATGCGACGTTATTTGAGTTGTATAGAAAAAATAAACAGGTAAATACGTTAAAGATAAAAAGTAAAGGTGGTGAAATTAACGTAGGAATGGATCTTGCAGAATTTGTGTACACCAATAAGTTGAATGTTGAAGTGAATGATTACTGTTTTTCTTCATGTGCTAATTATGTATTTCCAAGTGGTATGAAAAAAATCATTGGTAAAAATGCAATCATTGGTTTTCATGGTGGTGCGAGTAGCACTGAATTTGATGACAGTGAGTTGGATACATTACCAGAAGAAGAACGAAAAGCGACTTTAGTATTCATGGCTGAATATTTACAACATGCACTCAAGCGTGAAGCCTTATTTTTTTCGATGATCGGTGTTGAGCAAAAGATAACAACCTTAGGCCAAAATGAAGCATTTTCAAAGTTTGATGAAGCCGATTTTAAGGGATGGTATTACTCAATTGATGCATTAACGAAATTAGGTGTGACCAATATTTCAGTTATTGATGCTCCATGGGAATACAAACCATTTGATAACGAAACAAAGTTATTTGAGATTATTGCCAATGATTTTTAATAAAATTTGTAGTTTTTACAGAAAAATACTTTTAGTCAGATAAATTACCCTATTTAACCTCAGTTCTGCATATGAAATTGTTTTTCAAGCCGAGTTATTTTGATGCTCGGCTTTTTTGTGCTGTCGATAACTTATTAGAGTATTGAACAAGCCCTCAATTGTGAGGATTTTTTGGTTTACAATATTGAAAGCTGCAATTGCAATTCTTGACGCTGTTCGGGCGCTAAACCTTTCACCAGACTAATGGCCATCTGCGTTGTTGTTTTAGCTGAAGGGCTCAACGTATGACTAAAACTAAGATTCATAACAAACGAATGACCACACTCCGCATTATTACAGCTGCAGTATAAATCTGTATAGCTATTCGAAATCCTATTCGTTTTCTGGATTCGACTTTTAACGCCGCACTCTGGGCAAACTACTCGCATAAACATCCACTTAATTCAAATACTGACCTATAAATTATACGATATTAGACTGTTGTTTTATACAGTTGTATGTAATGTTCGTTATAATACATAGCTATTTCTGATGGCAGAGGAAAACATTTAATCATGCGCGTGAGTCCCCGATAAATTCACTCCTCTTCGCCTACCGCGTTTTCGCAATTTTTTTACGTTTTGGACACAACCATGGACACGCTGATATTGCTCAAGCCTTATCTAGAAAGGATCGTAACGATCATTCTAGGATCGCTAATGTCAAAGTCGTGACAGGTTTTGTCACAGAATGACAGGCTATCCCAATATATCGAGATAATTTCCCTCGTTTTTTGTTTCAATGCAAATCTCTCATGAATTTAACTTGAAAGACGGATTAAACTCACACTCAGTTGAAACACCTACCAATTCAGTTAAAACACCTGTCAATTCAGCTAACATTTAAAATACATATAATATACAATCACTTGTTATTTCTAATACCTCGTTATGACTATAAAAATATTTTATTTGTTCACAATTTATCATCACCTCAATAATCAGGGTGTATACATGGGATTTTTATTATGAAGTTTAAAATACTGACTGTTGCTCTTTTAGCTGCGATGTCACTTAATGCACACGCGGGCGAAAATGTAGGTGGGTTTTACAAATCTAGAATGAGTGGAGCCATCGTTGCGCCATCATCAGCGAAAGTTAACGACACTGGCCTTGTTAATGGGCAAGTATATACAGTTGTAGATGAAGCTATGCTACGCAAGATGATTGCCGATGGTGATGATGTGACTCGTGTTGTAACAACAAATATAACAAATATGAGTAACCTGTTTAAGGATAACAAAACATTTAATCAAAATATCGGTCACTGGGATACATCTAATGTGACGGATATGAGAGACATGTTCTGGGGGGCTGAGGCATTTAACCAGGATATTAGCTTCTGGGATACATCTAAAGTGACTGATATGCATTATATGTTCAACGGTGCTAAGGAATTTAACCAAGAGATTGGTTATTGGAATACATCTAAAGTGACGAGTATAGATAGCATGTTCTACGGTGCTGAGGCATTCAACCAAGATATTGGTGACTGGGATACATCTAAAGTGACTTATATGTATTCGGTATTCAGAAATGCTAGGGCATTTAACCAAGACATTGGTGGCTGGGATGTATCTAATGTTACGAGTATGGCTTGGATGTTCAATGGTGCAGAGGCATTTAATCAAGACATTAGCGGCTGGGATACGTCCAAAGTGACAGGTATGACTGCTATGTTCCACAATGCTAAGGCATTTAATCAAGATATTGGTGACTGGGATACGTCTAAAGTGACTAATATGATTAGTATGCTCTCTGGTGCTCAGGTATTTAACCAAGATATTAGCGGCTGGGATACGTCCAAAGTGAAGTATATGAGTAGTATGTTCGAAGGTTGTAAGGCATTTAACCAAGATATTGGCGGCTGGGACACATCTAAAGTGACGAATGTGAGTCGTATATTTTACCATGCGGAGACATTTAACCAAGATATTGGTGACTGGGATATATCTAATGTGACGAATATGAGAAATATGTTCGAAAGTGCCAAGGTATTTAACCAAGATATTAGCCGTTGGGATACATCTAGCGTGACGAATATGAACCGTGTATTTTACTTTGCAGAGGCATTTAATCTAGATATTAGCCGTTGGGATACATCTAGCGTGACGAATATGCACGAAATGTTCGCTTATGCTTATGCCTTTAACCAAAATATTAGCCGCTGGAATACATCTAACGTGATTGATATGGGCTCAATGTTCAGCAGTGCCGATGCATTTAACCAAGATATTAGCCCTTGGGATACATCTAGCGTGACGAGTATGAGTTGGATGTTCAGCAGTACCGATGCATTTAACCAAGATATTAGTTATTGGGATACATCTAGCGTAACTGATATGAGTGGTATATTTGCCGGTACAAAGGTATTTAACCAAGATATTAGTTATTGGAATACATCTAGTGTGACGAGTATGAGGAATATGTTCAGTGGTAGCGATGCATTTAATCAAGACATTAGTGGCTTGGATACATCTAACGTGACCAATATGAGTAAAATGTTCAGCTATGCAGAGGTATTTAACCGAGACATTAGTGGCTTAGATACATCTAGCGTGACTAATATGAGTAGCATGTTCGAAAGATCTGAGGCATTTAACCAAGATATTAACCGCTGGGATATATCTAGCGTAACAGATATGAGTAAAATGTTTTATCAAGCTCGACCATTCGAGGAAAGCAATGTGGAGTCATGGGATTTATCAGGCATAGATACGACAGAGATGTTCGGTAAATAAGTCTGTAATAAAGATAGTCTCTGGTTATAAGATAGAAAGCTGAACACAATCTCATTGGTGTTCGGCTTTCCTTTAAATGATTAATCGCCTATCTCATATTTACTTAGCAGGTAACGTTAACCAGCCCCTTTGGCATTCTTACTCCCCCAAAACGCCCTAAACAATCGCATTAATCCAAGCGTAGAAACCGCAATACCCACAATCACAAATTCAAAGTACCAGGGCGCGCCTTTATAACCCATGGCCCGCCAACCATTTGCCATATACGGCTGCAGCTGTGGCACAAAGTGCGCAATGAACAATCCCAAAAACACAGTAATAATGATTTCATCCATTATCGATTCGCGCCGGTTCTTCAACACCTGCAGATCATAATCAGCATCGTTACCTTCCTGGTTAGCCAAGCGTTTCGCTTCCGCATCCAACTTAGCCAACTTAAGGTTACCTTCTGCAGTCGCAATCGATGCCGCCATTTCTGCCGCAATACGTTTACGCTCTCGATAGCTACCAGACAAATCTGCAATCGGTGCCGAAATAAAACTAAATAACGAAGTAATCCAACTCATGATTTATTCCTCATAATAATATCTAAAAAATGCTTAGGGTCTTTTGATACCGCTTTCGCCAGGGCATTAACCCCTGTTAAAAGATGCGGCGCTACATACGCGGCAATACCAATAATGCCAGTCTTCAACCCTTCATCTAATCCAAGCCAACGACAAAAACTGTCCGCAATGTACGCGGACAAAATCGCCATTAACACCGACATGAAATAATGAAAAAAAGTGATCCGTGTACCAGACATATACATTTGCGTTGCGGCGGCCAATAACGACAACAAACACAGCTGCCCCCATTGGCGAATAAAAACAATCAGTTCTTCCATCAAGCCTCACTCCTCGGGTTTAAGTCGGAATACGTTGGCTCTGCAAACTTGATATGCAGTGCAACAGGTAAATACTCGTTAATTTCCAGCATGTCCTGCTGCATAGGAACCACTTCATTGTTGTAATAAGCGCGGGTGATTTTATCCAGGTCACCAAAGCCCGGACTATCACCCGATGTTTGCCCGCTTAACGCTTCCTGGGCGCGGTGCATACTCAACATATCGTTTAGCGTCATCTTCTTAATGCGCTCAAATTCATCCTTGGTCGAGATATCACCCACCGGAATGATCTTGATTGCCTTCTCTGCGTCAGCCTTACCACTGCGATTATTAATAAACAGGCTGCGGAAATTACCCACACCGCGAGAATCTTTGATCGCTTTTTTCAATTCGTCTTCATCATCGGTCGACAAGTTCGGATCTGCCATCGAGAAGATAAACCCCATGTGTGCGCCGTTCTTGTAATACTTACGACGGAACAGGGTGGCATCTTCGTTTAAAAGCGCAGATTGAATACCGCCATAATATTGGGGAATACCATAGATACCCTGGTTAGGGTCGTATTCTTTAAGGTGAATAACTTCGCCTTTTTTAAACCTCAGCACCTTGCCATTACTTAAGCGCTGGGCATAAACACCAGGCGTGGAGGTATAGCGCATCGATAACGCAGGTAAATGCCTTAGCTTAATCACATGACCAAAGGCATTTTTAATAACCTGAAAATACGCATTCGCCGCCCAACAATAATCAAAAGCAAACTTCTTAAACGTGCGCTGGCTCAACACCGTATTAGGCTTAAACCATTTCAAAATCATATTGCGTTTAAAATATAAAATAGGGCCGTGCTGGGCATTAACGCGCAGCAACTTAACCAGTCCAGACAAACTCACAGGTGGCGAATATAACCCGTCCATATCAGCGTAAAGGCCAATATACTCAGTCATGTGATTATCTAAACACGGCTCAGGGTCGCCAAAGCTAAAGGTGTCGATAGATTTGTCTTTCACCGGTTCTGTTGTCGTACTCTTAGTTGAATTCATTATGCGGCATCTAATCCTATTGACGTTCTGGTGCTCGAGCTGTCACCAGATAATGGTTCGTAAATCATGGCGTGCATGATTGCCCAGGCAATATCTGCATGGCCTGTTGCTGCAGTGCGGTTGGTTGCGTAACTAATCTGGTCACCAACCACTTTTTTGCGAATATTAATAAAGCTGCTGGCAACCATCACCGAATTCTCATCGAACTCAAAACACTTCTTACCAATGACATTAAGCGCTTTAATCACCATCTTGTTTTTGTTGTGCGGGTTGTAATGAATTGGCATTGCCAGCGGGAAGAATTTTTGTATTAACTCAAACACACCCAAACCCATGCCGGTGGTATCAACACCGATATGCACAACATGGTATTTAAGCGTGAGCTCTTTAATTTCACTGGCCATGGTTTCAAAATCGTTACCACTGAGATTCAGTGATTCCAACAAACGGAACTTATCATCAGGGCCAAGCGGTAAACTCAAGACCACGACCGAAGCAATATCTCGCGTTCGCGCAGGGTCAAAACCAATAACAACCGGCTTCATGGCATAAGGGCGTGGCCAACTCGGGTCAAAGTCAGTCCATTTTTTACTATTACCAACACAGGCCATCAGTTGTTTAAGGCTAAACGCACTGTGGGCATCATCAATAAACTTGCACATAAAGAGGTTGTTAAACTCTTCGGTAGAATATTCATTTTCCAAAATACTAATATCAATGCGGTCAAAGCCTTGTTTCACCACATCATAAACATTGAGCTTTTGACGCCAAATGCCATCTTCACAAAGCCGACCATCCTTTAAGGTCTTATGGCTAACATCAATAGCAAACTCGGGATCATTACAGGCTTTGGTTTTTCGGTACCAGCGACCATTCCACAAATCATAAGCTTCATGACTGGTCACCGACGGCGTACTAAAATAGGTAATTCGAAAATCTTTATGGGTTGCCATTGCCTGGGCAAGACTGCGTAACTCTTTAAACTTAGGGATCCAAAACACTTCATCAATATACAAGTCGCCAGAAGCCGATTGTGCAGTACGGGCATTGGTTGATTTGAAATACAGTGTTGTAGTCTTGCCCTTGTTACGCATGGTCAGTGGCGAGCCGCTTAGCTCAATACCAAATTGCTCACGACATAAGGCAATAATATTGGCTTTGAATATCTCCGCCTGGTCCCGTGATGCTGAAATGAAAATCTTATTACGGCCATTCACAATCGCATCATAAAACGCTTCAAACGCAAAATAGAAAGTCGCGCCAATCTGACGCGGCTTTAATATGAATCGGCTACGGTGATCCTGATGTTCAAACCAGTGTAATTGGTGCGGGTAGAGCAGGTTATCTTTGAGTGTATCGAGCATTTCTTTGGTGATACTAGACACATCATTCTTGATCTTCTTCTGACGTTTCTTACTTTTACCTGTTCGTTCACCTGTCTGTTCATGTTGAGCCGTCGCAGCTGCAGGCGCATTACCGTATTTCTTTGTTATACCGGCACTGGGCAAGCGTGACTGATTTAACGCGCATTGTTGTTTGGTCAGAAAATCGAGTTCTTTATAATCCGCGTCACTTTTATTATCGCGATCAGCCAATAACACAATACGCCGTGCAATCGCTGTCTCGGCATTCAGTGACGGGCACAGTTCATTCCAGCTGCCATCATCCGCCCAACGTCGTAAAGAACGGGCACTTGGCATACCGTCAATTTCTGAAATCTCATCAAACGTCAGCCCACCAAAAACATAATGGTCACGCGCCGTTTTAATCATTTCGGGTGTATATCGGGGAGTCCTCGGTTTCATAACTGGCCTGTTGGTAAGAACAAGCGCCAAGTTTATAACCCTAAAACAGGTAATTCTTTAACAAGATTTCCGTGTTATTCCGCTTTCGCCAAGATCGGAATTTAGCGGATTTAATGTGATGGATTAAGGCCTGTTCAGAGGGCAAAATTGCTCTCACTTAGATTTACTTTGACATTAAACAGGAAACTACATGGCTCAATTACGCACTATTCCACTTGCCATTGCCGCCATGGGGTTAACGGTAGATGGTCGCGAAATATCAGAGAAAGATATCGACGATATTGTTGCTACTTACAAGTATAAAAAGTACGGCGCTCGTATCAATTTAGACCACGAGTTTAATTGGTCAGGTTGGGCAGCGAAGAACCTTAGCAACATCGATATTAAAGGTGGAATGTTAGGTGATGTGATTGAACTGAGCACGGCTAAAAATGAAGACGGTATTAAAGTGTTATACGCCGTGCTATCGCCGAACGCATCATTTGTGCAGTTGAACCAAGCTGACCAAGCCGTCTATTTCAGTATCGAAATAGACCGTGATTTTATGAAGTCAGGGCAAACCTATTTAACGGGGCTTGCCGTGACGGATTATCCCGCCAGTACCTACACCGACCGTATTCACTTTAGTCAGCAAGACAAAGACAACACTAATCATACACCTTCAGATACTGACCTATTAAAGGTGTCATTAGGGTTAGAAGAAACGGCCAAACCCACCAAGAGCCTGTTTAAAAAACTCTTTAATTTTAATAAGGATGATGACGACATGAAACGCGAAGAATTTGCCGCCGCAATGACCGACGCGCTCGGTGCGCCGTTGCTGCAATTTAGCCAAGCACTGGAAGCCAATACTCTAGCAACGCAAGCCTTACTGGCTAAACAAGGCACTACAACAGCACCGGTTGATGATGCGAATACCGACAACTTAACCGACACAAATACGGACAAACCGACGGCTGAATTCTCGGCTATTGATGGCAAGGTTAATAGTTTGGCTGAGCAAATTGCCGCG